TTCTGGTATGGCATTATTTGCACATGTCATTACACCAATTAAAGATATCAAAAGCTTGAATAAAGATAAAGTCTTGAAGCAGTACACTGAAATCGGTGAACTATTGAAGATGATGAATATCAAGCATGAGATGAATAAAGTATTATCAACAGCTTTTAAAGAAGATATATTCTACGGTTATATCTACAAAGATACTAAATCTTTCCACATTCAAGCAATGGATTCTGCTGTATGTAAGCCTACATCTACAGAAGATGGAGTATTTAATTACAGTGTGAATATGAACTTCTACTTGAAAAATGAGAAGCTACTAATTGGTCTTCCAGATGAGATTAGAATTAAGTTTAGACAATGGAAGTCATTGTTTAATGATAATAGAAAGATTAGTCCTTGGGTAGAATTGGATGCAGAGAATACGATATGTATTAAAATTAATGAAGAAGTAAGAGAAATTTTCCCACCTTTCGCAGGTTCATTCGATGCAATATTTGACATTGAAGGATTTAAACGATTAAGAAAAGATAAAGAAGAGCTAGGTAATTATATGATAATTACTCAAAAGCTTCCTATCAGAACAGATACGGAAAACAACAATGACTTCTTAATTGATGAAAATATGTTTAAGTATTTCCACAATATGGCATCTGAAACTGTTCCAGATAACGTTGGAGTAATAACATCTCCAATGGAAATTGAATCAGTTAAGTTTGACCAAGATAGAGCAGATAGAGATGGAGTGGCTAAAGCAGAACGAGATTTTTGGTCTGGTAGTGGTACTTCACAACTATTATTCAATGCTGACAAGTCAACCTCGCAAGGTTTATTGATGTCTGTTAAAACAGATGAAGAAATTGTATTCGGAGTATTAGCACAAATTGAACGTTGGTTAAATAGATTCTTAGGATTCAAAGTTAAAAACTTAATGTTCAACTCTACTATACTTCCTATCACAAGACTTAATCAGTTAGAGATGCATAAGATGTACTTAGAATCAGCTTCATACGGTTTGCCTGTAAAGAGTCATCTAAGTGCAACGATAGGATTACAACCTATTGAAACTATGAATATGGCTTACTTGGAAAACGAATTGCTTAAAATGAATGATGAGTTTATCCCTCTCTTAAACAGTCACACGATGAGCGGTGAAGACGCTCTAGCTCAAAAAGGCAGTGATGGCAGACCTAAGAAAGAACCTTCTAAAGTTTCAGATGAAACAGCTAGAGGTCAAGATAAACCAAATGCATAAAAGATTTAGCTTGAAAGGAGGTGAGAAGAAGGGTGAGTAAAAAAATACTAGATTTCACAGGAACTAAAATTAGTGATGTGAAAAAAATAAACCCTCTTTTCTCTACCTGTAAAGTGCGTGTCTTGTATACAGGGAGAAATAGAAATATGTCTAATATCTCTAGAGATGCGGTTGATAAGGCGTTGCCATCTATTATAGGTGTTCCTATCGTTGGAGAGTTTGCTATGGATAGCAAAGATTTTAAAGGTCATGGTGGTAAGATAGACCTAGACTCTTATGATTTTGTTCATACTACAAAGCCTTATGGTTATGTAGCAGATGATGCAACTTTCTCATGGGAAGATATTAAGATGAAAGATGGTAGTACTCGTGAGTACTTAGTTGTGGATGGCTGTCGATTATGGACAGGTAGATATCCAGAAGCTTTTAGTATCGTTGAAACAGGCAAAGGTCAATCGATGGAAATCGAAGTGACTGATGGTAATTGGAACGAGAAAGAAGAATACTATGATATCAAGAATTTCCACTTCTCTGCACTATGTATTTTAGGCGATGAGGTAGAACCTGCTTTTGAAGATGCAAATATCACAGCAAGTTTCTCAATGGATTCTGACTACTTCAAGTTAGAATATTCTAAAATGATGAACGATGCTAGAACAACTCTATTACAGGAGAAGGAGGAAAATAAAATGGATTTATTAAAACAATTACTAGTTAAATATTCAGTTACAATGGAAGACTTGACAGCTAAAGGACTTAATTTTGAAGACATTTCAGAAGATGATTTAGAAGCTAAGATAGTTGAAGCTATGGAAATCGATGCGAAAATCGAAGACGATAAAGCTAATGAAGAACCAGAAGATGTTAAATCTGATGAAGAACTAAATGATTTAGAGCCAGAAAAATTAGACCCTAAAGCAGATGGTGATTTAGATATTAGTGACGTATTAGATGTAGAACCAAAGCAAGTTCCAGAAGCACCAGAGCATGTTGCAGATGTTGACCAAAAAGTTGATGCACCAGATGGCGTTGAGCCAGAAAAAGCACAAACAGAACAGGTAGCAAATGCACAAAAAGATGTTGACGTAGAAAAATACGAAACTCGCATCGCAGATTTAGAAGCACAATTAGTTGAGTTTGAAAGCTTAAAAGAGTTTAAGTTAAATATCGAAAAAGCAGAGCATTCAGCTAAAGCAGAAAAACTATTCAATGATTTCCAATTAACAGAACAAGATGTTGAAGGATTAGATATTCACGAGTTCTCTATTGAAGAAATCGAAGAAAAAGCTTATGCAATCTTAGGTCGTAAAATGCAGTCTAAGAAATTTACAAAAGAATCAAAAGGTAGCATTCGTTTACAACTTAGTGACGAAAGCAATCAAGAAGAATCTAATAAGCCTTATGGCGGATTGTTCGAAAAATACAATAAATAATAATTTATTAACAGGAGGAAACAAATAATGGCTATCGTTCGCAAAGATAAAATGTTAGCAGGTTACAATGGTAACTTAGAATCAGTAATCGTTCACAACGGAGCAGATGCAACATTAGAAATTACTAATGGTCTATTCGTAACAGTCGGTGCTTTAATCGCAGGTGAAAGAGAAGTTAAGAAAGCGGTACTTGCAGAAGTTGCAGATGCAGGAGAAGAAGTTCTTTTCATTCACAACAGTGAAGTAATGTACGATTCGAAGAAATTCAAATTGGCAGATTTCCGTATTGCAAAAGGTAAAGTAGCTCGTGCTTACCGTTTATTCAATGGTGACATCATGACTCTTACTACTGACTTATTCGTAGGTACACCTGTAGTTGGTGACGTACTAGTTGCTCACACAGCAGGTAAACTTGGTAAAGATGCAAGTTCAGCAACAGCTAAAGTTAAATTCGTTGTTATTGAAGATGCAGGTAGAGAGTTAGACCCAGAGATGGATGCATTAGCAGTACAAGTTATTCGTGCTTAATATTAAAAAAAAATAAAATAAACTTATATTTTCAAGGAGGAAAACAATAATGCGTAAAGAGATTGTTAAATTAGCAGTTGACTTAGCTAAAGGCAAAGTCCAAAATTTTTCAGCATCAGATTCAAATGACACACTTCGTAAAGCTTTCGCTGATTTAATGGAATTTTCTACAGAAGGAACTAATGGTAAATTCGAAATTAGTCGTAAAACAATGCGTAAGCACAAGGTTGAAATTTTCGAAATCTTAGAAGAAATCATCAATGAAACACTTCAAGAAGGTCTTAAATCTCAATTTGACGGTTTCGCAGAATACCGTAACTTAGCATGGGGAGATACAAACCTATTCAAAGTTCCAACAAATAACATTTTCCGAGTATCACTAGTTTCAGATGGTAACGGTAACATTCGTAGACAACGTTTACGTGATGGTCAAGAGTTCTCTGTGGACTTAGACACGTATGCTATTAAAATTGGTGAAGATTTCCATAGATTCTTAGCAGGTCGAGTTGAGTGGGCAGAATTGATGGGCGGTATCGCTGAATCATTCCAACGTGACTTAACTGCACGTATTCACAAAGCTGTAATGGCTTCTTATGGTCGTTATAATGGTACATACCACATGAGCGGTAACTTGGTAGAGCAAGACCTAGTTGAACTAGCAATGCATATCGAAGCTCGTACAGGCGAAAAAGTTGCAGTATACGGTACTAAATTGGCTCTACGTCAATTAGCTCCACAAGCAATTACAGAAGCTATGACTGACCGCAGAAACGAAGTTGGTTACTACGGAACTATCGCAGGAATCGAACTACGTGAAATCGCACAGTCTCATGACTATGGTACTGATAATTTCGCTATCGATAACTCTATGATTCTAGTACTTCCACAAAATGCTGACAAGATGGTAAAAGTAGTAAACGAAGGGGATGCAATTATTCAAGACCAACAAGCAGGAGTTTCTTCTGACATGATGCAAGAATATTTCATCGCTAACAAATTCGGTATCTCTATTATCACTTCTAAAGTGTTTGGTTTCGTTAAATTAGGTACAGGTGAATTAACTCCTGCTCCTAGTGTAGAACAAGGTACAGGCGGATTCTAATAAATAACTAATATATTGAGAGGGTTTACCCTCTCTTATATTATATCATAATCAATAGATAATATCAAGGGGAAAAAGGAGAATGTTAAAAATGGCATTAAACAAAGGTGAATTAATTACAATTTTGGTAGACCAATACGGTTACGAAAAAGAAGATTTGAAATTTGATGTAAATGGTAATCCATATACAAATGCTAAACTTCAAGCAATGATTAATGCAGAGATTGCAGATTCAGAAGAAATGGAAGCAAATTCCAATCGCATTATCTTGAAAGATACAACAGGTCTAAAAGATGAGGATAAAGTTAAAGTGATGAGTGGTTCATCTGGAACGGTTCTTTATCGTTCAGATACTAGTCGTAGAATGTGGAAATTTACCAAATTTGGTCAAATGGATAACATGCCTTACGGTGAGCTTGTTACAATTAGAAATCAATTCCCTCGATATTTTAGAGAAGGTTGGATTGTTGTTTTAGATGCTAAAGTACAAGAAGAATTTAAATTAACTGAAATGTACAAAAATATCTTAACACCAGACAATATCGATGAAGTATTTGATAAAGATATTGAAGAGTTAACAGTGTTAGTCAAGAACTTACCAGAGGGTATGAAAAATACTTTCATTAATAAAGCACAAGAACTATTTGATACTAAGAAGTTAGACAGTATGAGAGTAGTCGAATTGATTGAGGACACATTTGGATTCTCGTTGAAAGACAACGCACCTACCGAAGACTATGCACTAAAAAGTGATTTAGGTCAACAAAATATAATCTATGTAGATAAAAGGTAAGGTGATATGAAATGTATGAAGCAATCGGAATATCCGAGGTATATGATTCATTTCTATCAAAAGTAACTGACTACACATTATTAACTTTAACAGATGCAGAGATTGAGGAAGATTTGTACCGCTACTTTAAGTCGGCAAGAACTAAGTTCTACAGATGTAAAAGCAACCTAACTCCTATTAAAAATGATTTAGAAGAGCTTTACTTCCCATTGGGTTTACATCCTTTTGAAGTGGAAATTTTAGCTACATTAATGTTAGTCGAACATATCACTCCTACATTAAATTCCAGTGAAGTAGTTAAGCAATCATTAAGCGATAAAGATTTCAAAGTTTACTCACAAGCTAATCAACTACGTGAGCTTAGATTGCTAAGAAGAGAACTTAAATCAGAAGCTAATAAAATGATTACAGAATACACTTACTTCGGATTAGATAAGGAGAAGATGTAATGATAGAAAATAATAACATGTTAGTTGTTTATCTAAACTCTGTTGTTAATAGCGTTTTTAAAATTCTTCCTTTATATGAAGAAAATAATTATGGTATTAAGACATATTTGGAATCATTATTGTTGGAACTATACAATCTTGAAAAAGCAGTCAAAATCGAACACAGCTACGAATACATTTCATTACTTGCTACGCTAGAAGCTGTAAAGAGTGAAATCTTTAAAGAAGAAAGCAAGAAACCTGTAGTAAAAAGAGAAATCTTTAAATGTATTAATATAATTAAAAATATGGTTGGAAGACTCGAAGAAGGTGAGTAACCATGAATTTTGATAAATATAAAAGTAGAGTAAAGCGTAACGGTGAAAACGTAGGCGATGCTTACGCAAACAATACCATTGCTTTTATAGAAGCTACATTTCACGCATCACCAACATTTCGAGTTATAGGTGTTTCTAGTACAGAGATGCCATTAGTTGTAGAGATGGATGCAAGAGTTGTAGGGGTGGAAAGAATGGGTTCTCTTAGAGAAATCCTTTTTAGACCATCAGATGAAAGTCTTAATATCGGTGCTAAAGTAATCTTCGATGGAGAAACGTGGTTGATATTTGATAAGTTCGGAGCTAACAGAGCTTTGGCTGAACAATGTAATCGTATACTTAAGTGGCGAGAAAAAGATGGAACGGTAATTGAACTAGACTGTATCGCTTCTGCAATGGACTTAGGTTCAAAAGCAAAGCAAAGCAGAAATGAAATCGAATGGAACAAATATGATGTTCGATTACCATTGGGACAATTATTCGTCTTTGCTGAATTAACCGATGAAACTAAGAGGATAAATCTTAGTGATAGATTCGTTTTCGGAAGCAAAGTTTATGAAGTTGTAGGTATAGATGATACAACAGGCGTTGGCAGAAATGGCTTCGGAGTAATACAGTTGGTCGTTAAGGTAACTACAATTAAAGAAGAAGATGATTTCGTAAATGGAATTGCTTTTAATACTCATGATAACAACGATTCGGCTACACCTGTACAGGATGTACCGACTAAAGGAGGTAGAATCTGGTAATGAAAATGGAATCAATGTCATCAAATATAGTTAATATAATGTTTGAGTTAACAAAGAATGAAGGATTGGCTAGACTGCTAGTTAATGATGTTTCAAATCCATTTGAATCTACACTACCTGTTATCGATAGAGGCAAACTAATCGTTCCAGACTCTAGCGTTTCAAAGATATTTCCATATCCTTTTGACCCAGAAGTTACTGACGAAGATGGCTCATTCATTCGTGTTTATTATAACGATGGAGAGTTCGATTCAAGCGAAACTATTGCTGATTCCCAATTACATATAGACATTATTGTTTCTAAGTCTTTATGGCTTATCGATGATGGTGAACGCTCTATGATTAGACCATATGAAATTATGGGAAGAGTTATAGGTATGATTGGTAAAAGAGGTCTTAGTAAAACTATAAAGCTAAAATTTGACGGTTGGCAACATCTTTATATTAATACCAAGTTCGATGCTATTAGGTTATATGGCAACTACATGTCTGTTGAATCTAAGTATGAAAATGAAAGCGAATACTTGGATAGATAATCATGAGAGAATTTGAGGAATTAAAAGAGTTGGACTTGAAGTTAAATTTACTTAGCGGTAGTAGTATCAAGGTGGGAAACCTTGAAATCGAGCCATATACCATTGGTGAAATCAATGATTATGGACACTCGTATTATATGCAAAATCTGCAATGGATTTCAATATCCATTGATGATTTTATAAATTCAATCTTGGATTTAGAGAAGAAGATAACTTTAGAACAACAGAAAGATAAACTTAAAACATTCGACTTTTACATCAAACTAGGTGGACAAGAGATGTTGGACGGTCTATTAATAGCATTGGCAATGATATTCAAAACAGAAGATATAAAAGTTTTAGATGAAAATGTAATCGCAATAAACTTCGTAAAAATGGGAATATTGAAATTCGATAATGACGGTCAAATGACTGTAAACAAAGAAGCTCTTGAATCCGTAAATGAAGAAGATGTGACATTAATACATCGTGAAAACTTTGACAAGATAGTAGAAGTTGTGAAACTTCAAAACTATTTATCTAAACCTTCTGTAAAGAATGAGCCAGAGGTCAATCCTGCTAACGAAGAGACTAGAAAGCTTCAAGAGTACATGGAAGAGATGAAGAAGAAGGTTGAAAGTAAAAAGAGAAAACAGCAAAAGTCAGATAATAGCGATGAAGAAATTGATATCGCAGATATTGTTAGTGCTGTTAGCTCTAAGAGTCATTCTATAAATAGTCTAAATGTTTGGAATCTAACTCTTTATCAATTATACGATAAGTATGCAAGATTGGAACTGATTGACAACTATGATTTCAGCATCCGAGCTATGATGGCAGGAGCAGAAAAAATAGACTTAAAGCATTGGTCGAGTAAGTTATAAACTTACTTTCGATACATAAAAATATTATCTATTCAAATGGAGGAAAAAAATAATGGCAAATTTACGTTATGGTTTAAAAGAAGTGGCGAACGTTATCTTCTTCGATATTTCAACAAATAAACCTGTATTGTTCTTCGATACACTAAAAGTATCAACAATCGAAAATGAATCAGAATCAGCAGAAGCTCGTGGTGGACAAGGTAACAACAAGCTTATGTCATGGGACTTTGGTCGCACAGCGTCACTTACTATGCAAGATGCACTATTATCAGATACTAGTTTAGCTATGCTTTCTGGTAACGCAGTTAAAACTACAGGTATTCGTGCTGTAGCTCGTGAAGTATTGACAGTTTCAGCTACACCTTTCAAGGTTACGCTTAAAGAAACTCCAATCGCATCTTCTGTTACAACTTACAAAGTTGTAAATGGTATCATGACTACTGAAAATACTACATTCACAGTTTCGGTTAAAGATGTAACTTTCACAACAGGTATGGCACAAGGCGACCAAGCAATGGTATTCTATGAATACTTAGTAACGGATGTTAACGCTACATCAGTAACATTCTCTGGTAACGCATTCCCTGCTACTTACAAAGTAGTTGGAGATACAGTAGTTCGTGGTGAAGATGGTATTGACCGCAAAATGCAATTCTATATTCCAAAAGCTAAGTTACAATCTAACTTCTCTTTATCAATGGATGTAGAAAACGTATCAACGTTCGACTTCAACCTAGATATCTTAACAGAAGCAGGAACAAACCGTCTATACGACATCATTCGTCTATAATCTTTACAGATATAACGAATAACCATATAAGGGTAGAGAACATAATAGTTCTTTACCCTTATTTTTTTTTCTATATTATCATGTGAATAAAATTGACATTTTATCTGTTTTGTGGTATAATAGTATTATAGCATGAAGCCTGTCTATTGTCAAGGTTTAAATGCAGTAACAAGTGTACGAAATAATTATAATAAAAGGGGTTTTTATAGTGACTAAGGAAAACAAGGAAGTATTAGAAGTAGAAGTAGAAGAAAAAGAAGAAGCAGTAATCGTAAGTCGTATGCCAGAAATCAAGGTATCGAAAGAATCTAAAAACGAAGCAGTAAAAGATATCTCTAAGAGTATCAAAAAAATTAACTCTTGTAGACTTGAAAAAAGAAAGCAAGAAACTAGATGAAACAGCAGAATTTTTCATCACAATTGGCGACACAGAATATAAACTTACACATGATGTGTATTTCCGCAAAACAAAACAACGTGAAGTTTTGGAAGATATGTTGCTGTTCTTCAACTCAATTGGCGAAGATACTATGGATGACTTAGAAATGGCTTCTCCATATACAGCTTTACTTATCATCAAGCATTTCACTAGCTTAGACGTATCTGACGATATTAGCGAAGCATTGGTTTTACTAGGTATCTTGATTGATTTAGGAGTACTTGCTACAATCGTCAACGCATTACCAGAAGACGAAGTTTTAAAAATCTATGAATTGCTTACAGAAACAGTTAACAACATTAAGGTAAATATTGAAGAAGCGGAAGCGGAAGTAGAAAAACTTTCTGACAAAGTAGATAACGATGTTATTTTAGCTGTAGAAAAAGATGAAGAAAACGAAGTGGAAGAAGTGGTTGAAGATGGGGCTACCGATACCAACGAATAATAATAGCATACTAACCTTTGACTCTGATGCGGAAGCTATCAGAGTTTTGAGGGTTGAAGGCAAGAAATTAGTACAAAGTGCGAAAAAGATATGGAGACTATATCAAGCAAGCTATAATCCTAAAGAGTATTTTCGTACAGGAAACTCATTAAAATCTATTAAACTAGGTTCTATAAAGAAGCTAGATAATAATGAATGGGCAATAGAGTTAACCTTCATAAATGATTTAGCTTATCACGATTCAGTAGTCTTTAAAAAAGGCGAAAGAAAAAGTGGAAAAAGTAGCCATAATCAAGGTCACGCAATAATGCTTATAAGTCAAGGTTGGAGGACTAAAGGTAGGTTTCAAAATGTTGCAAGGTTTGGAAACTATAAAGGTTTCGACTACCTAGAACAAGTTAAAAAAGACTACTTAGCAACAGCAGATAAAAGGTTAACATTAGAAATTCAATGGCAAGGTAAAGATAACTTTACTAGAAAAAGTAGGTGAGATTAAATGGCACATAAAAAAATTGAAGAGGTAACAGATGAGTTTTGGGATAACGAAGTTGATGAAGAGAATAAGTTTTTCATTGATGAATACCTTGACCAACAACAGCATCTATCTTTATCAACTTTGAAACAGTACCGTTCTGGATTGAGAATATTTGCTTTTTGGGTACATGAATATTGTATGCCTAAAGGTAAGCAAAAGATAACTAAACTGAAAGCTAGAGATGCTTTAAAGTATCAGAATTGGCTTAGTAAGAAAGGTCTTAGTCCTAGTGCAGTAAAGTTCAAACGTTCTACAGTATCGTCTTTATGTAATTACATAGAATTATATTATGGAGAAGAAAAAGAATATGAAGGTTTTAGAAATATCTTTACAAAGGCTATTCCTAACATTCCTAAATCAAATGTTAAAGAGAAAATACCTTTAACTGTTGATGAAATGCAAATGATATCTGACGAACTAACGAAGAGAAAAGATTGGCAGAAATTGGCTTATCTATGGTTTACATATTCTACAGGTTGTAGAAGAGAAGAAGCCAGACAAGTTCTAGCAGAAGTTGCAGAATATGAATTGAAGAAAGTTATAGTTAAAGATAAAGAGACTAAGAAAGAATCTGAAAAGAGTTTCTATGTCACTCATAACATTCGTGCTAAAGGTAGAGGTAAAGAAGGTAAGGTAAGAAAGTTCACCTTCGATATTCGAACTATGGATGCGATTAAAAGATGGATGAATGAGAGAGCTGTAAAAGCAAAGCAGGATAACAGTGAGTATTTATTCGTTAGTAATACTAAAGAAGGATATAAACAAGTATCTGCAAACACATTCAATCTATGGTGTGAAGATTTCAGTAAAATTATAGGTGGGAAGTCAGTACATCCTCACTTATTCAGAAGT